GTATCCCTGAGGCTAGGAGGTAGAGGGGACGCGAGGTCCGTCCTCTACACCCACTTTTGGGTTGGTCGGCTGGCATTTCCGCCGACTATCTCCTGCCCGGCCAATGGCCGGGTAATAGACGGCCAAAATCCCCGTGACAGGCAGCCATAATAGCCTTACGGTGAAGTTTTCGGGTCTGTTGAAAACCGACCACACCAATTCCTCTTACTTTCTTGGGGCTCGCCCCCGTACGACCCAGATGATCCCTCCCCTTACTTTGCTAGCTTTTGGGGGGGTTTGCAAGACCATCGCGGTCCCCGCCATTCTGACCACTGGCGGGGCCGCCGCTGTAGCGGTGGCTAGGGTACGGAAGTGGCTTCGAGAGCAGCGAACACTCGTAGTTAGCAGCGACGTGGTAGAGTGGCTACAGTGCCTAGAAGACCTGGAGGACCCCGAGGAGGTTTTGGAAACCTTGCGGGGCACTCTGGTGGCTCGGCCTGCCACTGGGGAGGAAGTCCGGGATGAGCGGCTACCAGAAGTGGCGGCTAAGCAGCAGGAGGTAATTTCCCTCCTCGCAGCTGTGCTAGACCATGATGCCGGTAGGGGGCCCACCGAATTCGACCGTGAGGCGGCCTTGGCGAGGATGGAGACCTTAGAGCTCTCCGTCGCCGGGATGTACGCCGAGTTAGAGTCGGAGAGGCAACGGGCACCCGCCGACGAGGCGGCCAGCATAACCCGGGCAGAGCCGGATAGGCTCGTTCAGCGGGCCCGCAAGCGGCGGGCCCGCGGCCTGCTGGGGGGTTACCTCGGGCGTTTAGCCCAAGAGCCCTTTGGCGATGACACCCCTCGCTCCACGGCCCACACCATGGCCGTCAGGAAGTGGGTTGCTCAGAAGGCGCGTGAGAGAGGCGTGCGCGAACACGATCTTCCGGGCGTCTTGGCGTATGCGGTCGAGGCGTATTACATGCCGAGCCGCGATGCTATACACGCCAGGTGGTTGAGTGCCACCGCTGAGCACCAGCGCGCCCGCGCTGACCTCCGTACCCCCCGTGTCTGGGTTTGGTCCAAGTTCTTGGGCCTGCCCTGGCCCGAGAGGCGGGAGGTCATGCGCAATGAGCGCGCTTAGGGGTGCCTGAGTCGGCATGACGGAGTGACTACCGGCATCGACCGCATGGTCGAGGCTAAGGCACTCGGGTTGGTCGTCACGCCGACGGGCCGCCCTTCTAAGGTCCGAAACTTTTACCGGGTTCATCTCGGGCCTGAAACCCCAACGTTCTGTGTCCATAACAACGACCAGACAAACCTGGTGCGGGGATTGGTGGAAAGAGTGTTTCTGGTAGAGGGGCCTAAGGGATTGCAACCCCCCCCAAAGCCGGAGTGCGGACACTTTGCTGCCACCTTGAAGACGATTAGGCGCCTCCTGGTTAGGAAGCTAGGCACGCACGCCCCTATCTCCATCGATGCGTTCGTTGGATTGTATTCGGGCCGACGCGCGACGTTGTACGACCAGGCTGGGAAGGACCTCATGGCGAGAGGGCTCCGACCCGGCGACTATATTGTCTCCACTTTCGTGAAGTGTGAGAAGACCAACACCACGAAGAAGCACGACCCTGCCCCCCGGGTCATACAACCGAGGAGTCCCGTGTATAATGTAGCGGTGGGAGTGTACCTCAAGCCCCTAGAGCACCACGTGTACCGTGCGATAGGCGATGCCTGGGGAGGACCAACCGTGATGAAGGGCTACAACGCCCATGGCACGGCAAGAGAGATGCGCGCGATGTGGGAGGAGTTTGATCACCCAGTCGCAGTCGGCCTGGATGCCAGCAGGTTCGACCAACACGTGTCCGCCGATGCCCTGTCCTGGGAGCACAGTGTATATCTCGCTAGCTTCCGGGGAGACGACCGGGACACACTCAAGGGCCTGCTCCTGCACCAGGTCCACAACAAGGGCGTGTGCAGAACCACCGATTCGGTGGTGAAGTATAAGGTGAAGGGATGCCGCATGAGTGGTGACATGAACACGGCGATGGGCAATTGCCTACTCATGTCAGCCATGGTCTGGGAATATTGCCGCCAGAGGGGGGTGCGCGCCCGGCTAGCGAACAACGGGGATGACTGTGTAGTCATCTTCGAAAGGCGCCAGCTGGACGCGTTCACCACGGGGTTGTCCGAGTGGTTCTTGGCGATGGGC